GTCGTACCATTCCTCGCCGTTTGGCTGTGCATCAATCCAAACGCCTAGGTCGTGCAACCTATTTTGTCTTGGTTCTATTTCGTCGCGTAACGCCATTGTCGTGATCCTCCAGGTGGTTGTCAATCTTATGTTCCACCCTAGTAAGTATTTTGCGGACGTATGCGTGATCGTCAGCATTTTCTTTGCGTGCACGCTCAATCAGAATGGCTGGCAGTACAGCTGCGCAGATGATGGCAATACCGCTAATTAGCGCTACGTAAATCTCTGTCGGCATGCAGGCTCACAAACTGCTGCACTTTCAAGGGTACCTTGTCCCCTGTGTAGTACCTGATGTGCCAAGGCTCGGATTGCAGTTCCCAGCAAAAGCCGTACCAGTCGGCGTTAGCAAGCATCCATCTGAGTCGATCACCGCTGGCATTACTGACATCTACAGCCAGCCCGAGGTTGTGCATTGATGTGCCCGGTGTTGCCATCGGTGCCATGCCGGGCTTCAGGTAGTACTTCTGACCTTTGTAGGTGCGTACTGACGTAGTTGGGATGGGTGCTGTTGTGTATCGGGCCATAAAGCCTCGCTCCTGCGTCTCAAGGCTCCTGTACGTGTCTGCGACGCTCGTGGGCTTGAACGGCCTGATGCCGTCAGCGTGTGCAGCTCTACGCATAGCCTCCCACGCCTGAGCCGCCAATGGATGTAGTTGCCCATAGGGCCGAATCGTTTTGAGCAGGTAGGCAGGCAATCGTCCCGGCTGTACGCCTCGCAGGTCAGCAGGTAGTACTACTGGCTTGACCGAGTATTTCACTTGCGTCCGTACCGCGTGTCTTTAGTGTTTGCCCAAGCGTAGATCATTGGCAGCATTGCGGCTAGTCCGGCTTTTAGCGCGCTTTCTACGTTGTAGTTGCTTGTGATAAGCACGGCGACGCTTCCAGCGACGAAAGCTTTCAACCAATCTTCGAGCATGGATGTCACCTTGGGAGACACGCATTACTCCTCGTCAGGTTCAGGTGGTGGCGGTGGTACTTGTACTACGCCATCAATGACTTCCCAGCCAATTGCGGCTGGATGTGCTTCGTCGTACTCGATGTAGTGCGCTGGGTCGTTGTTGACCCAATCGGGTGCTACGACTTCTACGTTGACTACCACGCCTTTGGTGGTGTCGGGTTCAACGATTGCAACTGTGCGCTCTGTCATGTCTAGACCTGATACTCGATCCAAACGTACCCACTACCCCCGGCCGCGCCCGAGGTGCCAGCTGCTCCGCCTGCGCCTACGGTAACCGTAATGCCGGTACCGGGTGTTACTGTTCCGCCCGAGACAATGTAAGCACCGTCGCCACCGGCTACGTCATAACTTTGATCGGCGTTTGAGTTGTTGTAGTTGGCTCTTGCGCCATAGCCGCTATTTGTTGCACCTGCATAACTCAAAGACGGTGGAATACCTGCTGGCATAGCAAATGTGTTGCCGCCAACAGCACTAACCGTGCCGCCAGCAAATGCAACGGACGAGGTGCCGCCCGTACCGGGTGTACCTGAACCAACACCGCCGCCGCCACCTCGAACGTGGGCAATGGCATAGGTCACCCCAGTCGGAGGTGTAAAAGTGCCTGATGTGGTGAAAGCGGTTACGTTAGTCACTAAACCAAGGTTAGCCCACGAAGTGCCATTGTAGAACTGCACCTTGTCAGTGGACTCCAAATAACACAACTGGCCTTCGGCAAGAGTTTTCTCACCAGTGCCACCAAAGCCAGCGTCACGCGCTGTCGTATCAGCGAACACTGGCACACCAGTTCGCGCGCTTTGATTCATCTGATCGGCAGTCAAAACCTGTGCAGCCGTAAATGTTGGAACAGTTGTCTGTGCGTTAGCGCCCATGGTTACCTCATCCTAATACGTTGGAGCCATCAAGTTGACCGTACACCGGGTCATCCAAAATGAGCTGGAACACAACAATGGTCGGGGCTGTGTAGTACGTAATGCGATGGCCTGACGCAAAATTGATGTTGCCCTCAATGCCTTCAATGCTCAGCTCGGACGTGATGGTTGACAGCCCGGTGATGTCTTTGGTGATTGTGATGGTGTCTCCGATGTCCACGGTGGCAGCCAAAGCGCGCTCAGCGTTGTCCAGCAAGGCAAAGTTGGTGCTGACAGCCGTAAAGCGTGGCGATGGCTCAGGCTCAAGCAGATAGTCAGCCAAGTCATCAATCTCGCCTTGCTGATGCAACAGGCTGTTGGTGATTGACTGCGACTGAATAAAGTACGTGGCCTGACTGGTCAAATCCTCAGCCAACGCATTCTTGCCATCAAGCGCCTGCACGTAAGCGCGATTCAGCACGCCATCAGCGTCAAACTCAATCTCCACGTTGTCATACGGTGTGTTGGTGTTGTCATCGGCAAACGTGATGACCGAACCGCTCAGCGTGGCTCCGATACGCGGCTGGAACGTAAACACGCCAGCCCGACTCATAAACACGCGGCCCTGCTCTGCCTGGTTGATTTGCGTAATGTAGCCGAGCGTGTTTTGCCCGGCATTGAGCGTGTATGAGCTGTCATGGCCCAGGTTGACCGTGCCCACGTCAATAGCCGTGGTGCCTGTGTAATTGACCTCTGGCAACGCTAGAACAGTTTCAATGCGTTCTCCCGAGGTTTCCGCACTCGGGTTGAACGCAGCCATCTGCGTCTGAGCCAGCAAATAGAAATCGTCCGAGCATTGCACAGCCACCGTGTTAGGTCCAGCCAAAGCAAACTCGTAGTTGTAAGCCGTGACGTAGCCGACGAACAGATACTCCGATGATCGACTCAGCCTGACTCGACGCATAGGTGCAAGCCCAGGCTTGTCGTTGCTTGGGTCGTAATAAGGGCTGGCAGTGTCATACGGCCCGAGAATGCCCGTCTCATCGGTCATGCGGAAGCTCATCGTCCCGGCACCAAACTGATCGTCCACGTTGCGGCGACCTCGCTTGTAGGCAACCTCGGTCACATACTCGGTGATGTCCGCATAACCAGTTTGCGGCCCTAAGCCATAGGTGGTGTTGTTGAGTACGCCTTTGGTTGCGTCATCCAACCTGAATGAGTTGTAGTCAAAGCCTGTGTCAAGCTCGAGCAGGTAGCTACCTGATTGGACAACGCTGGCAGCCATGGTTATGCAATCTGTACGTCAAGTGGGCCGCTGCGACGGTTGTACTGTTTCAATGCGTTCACGATGGTGTCACCGAGGCGCTCATCAGCAATGGTGCTGTTAACGGTCACGTTGTACACAGCCTGCTTTGGCGCGTACGCCGCGTCCAGCATGGCTGGTACTTCGTAGAAGCGGCTCTTGGGGTCATACACCGAAGGGTCAAACGGCTGAACGGTCATTTGACCGCCGCCGCCACCGCGACTGCCACCGCCACCGCCACCAGATGGGGCAGGCAACGTCACCGGGGCAATAGCCGGGATGCTTGGTACTTGAATCATGCGCTCCACTCGATCAGGGCCAGCCGCTGTACCAGCAGCACCGCTAGCAGTGCCGCCGCTACTGATGTTGAAGCGTGGCAGGTTGATGTCACCTAGTTCCCCAATGTTGACACCCGGCAGCAGGTTTAGCCCTTTGATGACAAGGTTTATCATGCTGACGTACGTGTTGGCGATGCTCTCAAAAATGCCAATGATGAAATTGCCCATGGTGGCAAATGCGTTCTTGACGCTGCCAGTCTTAGCGACCAGCACACCAAAGCCAGCCACCAACAGCGCCACAGCCGTCACGACCAGACCGATTGGGTTAGCAGCCATCGCAAGGTTCAACGCCAACTGCGTCACCGTGATGACCTTCATGACTGCGTTCAATGCGAGAATTGCCCCGGCAAGCGAGCCGACCACAGCCATGACCGCTAGCACTTTGTCAGTGTTGTTTTGTACGTACACAGCGAACTTTTGCAGTACCGGGAGCAGGCGCTCGAGGATGGGCAGAAATGCTGCACCAATAGATTCCTTAGTCTCGCCAATGGTAAGCGACAAGCGTTTCATTTGACCTTCGGCGCTGTTGGCAGCCACAGCTGCTGATCCGCCGACCGTACCAGCCACCGCAGCAAACACCTCGTCCAGCGACGCACCTTCTTTGATGAGTTCGCGTACCGAGGGCAGCAACGTGCCCAGCGCCTTAGTGTTGCCACCGTACGCCTTAGCAATGGCATCCGTAGCCGTGCCCAAATCAACGCCAGTGGCTGCAGCAACGTCGAGGGCCAGCGTGAGGCCATCCTGTGCCGAAGTCATCTCCCCGGTCACCTGGACAAGCGAGGCGAGGGCTGGGCGTAGCTCATCGTCAGCCACAGCCGCCGACATCATCGTGGACTCAATAAACGCCTCAGCGACCTTTATGTTGGCTTCCCCAGCCAGCGTGTTATTTGTAATGGCCTGGGCGAGCAGGGCTTGTGCTTTTGCGTCCTCAATGGCGGCCTTGGTTGCGTCACCAATAACGACAGCCAGCCCACCGATAGCTGCAGCTGCCGGGATGGCAGCCTTCTTGAGGGCAAACTGGGCTTTCGCGCCAGCGCCTTCAAGACTCTTGAACTCATTGATGGCGCTCTTGATTCCCTTGCTATCAAACTCGGAAATAATGGGAATGTTTACAGCCATTGCTACATCCTACGAACTCTGTGAAGCCATAACGAGATTGCGATTGACCTCACGCATAACACGCTCACACAACGCAATCATCTCTTGCTCAACCTGCGATTGGTTCTTTTCGTACGAAGGCCACAACACTCGAGAGGCGCGCCCATACCGGGCATTTAGCCGATCTACAAACGTGCCACTTGATTTACGTCCAGCAATGTCAAAAATGGTGTTAGCCGTGCCAGTCCACACAATGCGAAACGTGCCGACATTGACTTTCGTGCCACGAAACTCCTTGACTTTTTTGGTATTGATTTTGGCTGCCAACATCTTTTGCGCAGCTGCCGTTGACCAACCATCTTTAGGAATAATCTCAAAGCCAGATTTGGTTTTCCAGCCACGATTCATACCACTCAACGGTGCTTGGCTAGGCATAGCCGCTTTTGCATCAGCCACGACACTCGACACAATCTGCTTGTAATCCTTGGTCACTTCACGACGCAACTTGGCATCAATGGTGTTTAGCTCTTTTAGAGCCGCCTTGATGCCGTAAATCTGAATGGTGCTTTCAACTGCCACGTTGTTGTTGCTTTCTCGCCAGCAGTAACACGGTAGCCAAATCCTCAGAATCAAACTCAATGTCAGGTGGCCACCACCCGGTAGCCAACAGCAGTTCCGCTAACTGGCGGCGGACGCTGTTGCTTCCGTAGGGTTTGCGTGGGCAGTCTCCACTACCTCAAAATCCTCAACGGACACAAGCCAAGTGTCATAATCGCGGCCTTCACGTTTATTGACGTTGAGCTGATGCCACGCCATAAACATGATGTCATCAATGCCAATACCAGCCTGTAGATCGCTGGCGCGGCGCTTGAACTTGCGCTCCCACGCAGCAGCCGTAGCGATTGTCGTTGTGACTTGCTCTGTAACCAACTCTGCTGCTGGTGTCTTGAACGACACCTTGATGGTTAGTTTCACGCCGTGGTGTCCTCTACGAGCACGCCACCAGTAATGGTGATTTCCACTTCGGACAGTTCACCGACCGAGCCGTTCACGAGATCAAGCGACTCGAGGTATCCGCCAGTGATTTGGAACTCTGGGTTGGTTGCCGAGATTGCAGCCGAAGTTGGCTTTACTGCGACATAGACGTTGGTGCCGACAAGTGCGGTGAGGTCAACGTACGTGCCGGGCGTTGCTGAGTACTCCATGAGCAGTGTGGCGGTCACGGTCACGTTGGTGAGGCCACCGACGAACTGGCGGCCTGTGTTGCCGAACGAAGTGGAGTCAAGCGCTTCACGCGACTTGGTGATGACCACAGACTTGCACTGATCGGTCAGGTCTTTGATTCCGGCAAGGTTGACACCGATGCCGAATGTTGGGGAAGCCAGATAAGTGGTTGCGTTAGCCATGTAGCGAATCTCCTCTACGTCGAGGGTCGCTGCTTACCCGTAGGGCAGTCTAGTAGCCCTAGGGGCTTACTTTGGTGCGTATTGTCAGCTCGTAGGCAGGGTAGTCAGCGCCACCGTACGACACCGTGGTTGGGCGTGCATCCGTCAAGCCGATTTGTGCAGCACGAATCAAATCAATGTTGTCCAGCAGGCTGTCAAGCGTCCTATTGTCTCCGGTGCCCAGGGCAGTCATCACGACACGGAATTCCATGTCAGCGACCACGTTGGTTGCCATCATGATGGTCGGTGCCTCGACCAATGCGCATGGTGGGTTCATGTTGCGTGGATCATCAAACACACGCAGCCCGGTAATCGTCTGGAGCTTGGTCACCAGTTGGTCGTAACCATCCTTGAACATGTTTGCCATGTCAAGCCACCTGTGGCTTATTGACTCCGAGCAAACGCAGGATTTGACCGTAGTTGCCTGTGACCGGGCCACCTGTGGCTAGTGGGTCAAACGACGCAAACGCCTCCGTAGAGCCGCGTTCACGGTACAGAATTGCTGCGTATTGGACGGTGCCGAGCTTTACTGCGCCATCGGGCACGGTGGTCGGTGAGTCAAAATAGCCCGACTCCTCGCGCTTACGGTACGCAAATTGGTTGGCTGCACTAACTGCCATGTTGGCTACGTCAAGGTCAGCACTTGGGTTTGTGAACGTGAAGCCGAGGTAGTCCTCAACATCGCCTAGGACAATCCATGAGCACGTCACCGAATAGGTGCACGTCCCGGTGGCAGCTGCTCGATCAGCGTCATCCGTGGTCAGTGCAAATAGCACTTGATTGGGGATGATGGTGTCAGTGTCGTATTGGTAATCGCCTTGTTGCGATACGCCGATGAAGTAGTACTCGGGCAATGCAAGAATCTTGTGCGTGCCATTCCACGTGGCATTGATGCCGGACAGCGTGATTGACTGCCCTACCTCAAAGTTGTGAGGCTCCAGCAACTGAACGACGGCAACGTTACTAACTACCTGTTTATGGGTAA